GGCTTAGAGAAATTTATTGAAGAAGATTTGCCGTGAAACGCTTGATTATTCTGTTTATTTGTGTTACAATGACCGCTTGCGTACCTTTGATTTATTTTGTTCACAAGAACTGTAGTAAAGAAAACCCATGTGATATGTCAGATATTAAAGCTTTGGAGTGGTAAATGGATATAAAAAAAATAAAACATCATATTAAACATCTCCAAGAATTACATGATGATTTAGATAAACAAATTATTGAAGAAGAAAAACATCATGGTAACGATGCATTAGTTACCTTTCTGAAAAAGAAAAAGCTTAAAATTAAGGATGAAATACAAGGTTTCAAAAGTCAAATAACATGAAAATATGTATTCTTGGTGATAGTCACTTTGGTGCTCGTGGTGATTCGTTAGATTTCCACAAATACTTTGAACGCTTCTATGATGAAGTGTTTTTTCCATACCTAGTTGAAAATAATATCAAAGTTATTTTTCAGATGGGTGATTTGTTTGATAGAAGAAAGTTTATTAATTTCAACTCACTCTATCTATGTCGTAAATATTTCTTTGATAAATGCCAAACACTAGGCATTAAAGTTCATACACTTCTTGGCAATCACGATGTAGCATTTAAAAATACATTAGAGGTAAATTCAACTGGTCTATTGTTAAATGAATATACCAATGTGGAATATTATGATGAATTTGCCACAGTAGAGTTTGATGGTGTTCAAGTTGATGTTGTACCTTGGATGTGTGATGAGAATGCCGCCTTTATTTTAAAGGCTATGAAAGATTCTAGTTCACAGATTGCCTTTGGTCACTTTGAAATTGCTGGGTTTGAAATGGACCGTGGCAATATTTCAGAAGTAGGGATTGACAAAGACTTATTAAAGAGTTATGATATTGTTTTGTCTGGCCATTTTCACCATAAATCATCAGACCATAACATTGTATATGTTGGCACACCGTATGAAATGACATGGGCCGATTACAATGATCCAAAAGGTTTTCATATCTTTGACACGGCAACACGACAGTTAGATTTTATTCGTAATCCATTTACGATGTTTAACAAAGTAATTTATGATGATACTGCCTATGATTTTGATTGGTGGAAAACATATGAGTTTGATGCTTTAAAAGATACCTATGTAAAAGTTGTGGTATTAAACAAACAGAATCCATTTTTGTTTGACCATGTGGTAGATAATCTTTACAAGGTTGGTATTGCTGACTTATCCATTGTAGAAGATTTTAGTGATACCATTGTTGATAATGACCAAGAAATCATTGACCAGGCTGAAGATACAATGACAATCCTTTCTAAGTATATTGATAACTTGGAATTGGATGTTGAACCCGATAAATTAAAAACTCTCATGCGAGAGTTATATGTTGAGGCATTAAATACAGAAGTAGCTGAATGATTATATTTCGTTATGTTAAGTGGAAAAACCTGTTAAGCACAGGTAATTATTTTACAGAGATTAAACTAGACAGCACACCAAACACTCTTGTTGTTGGTGAAAATGGTTCTGGTAAAAGCACAATGCTTGATGCGTTGTGTTTTGCTCTTTTTGGTAAACCATTTCGTTCAATCAATAAACCACAACTGGTCAACTCAATCAATGGTAAAGATTGTGTAGTTGAAGTTTCACTTGACACCAACAATAAGAACTATCGTATTCTTCGTGGCATTAAACCAAATGTGTTTGAAATCTATTGTAATGGTGAACTCATTAATCAAGAGGCCGCAAGTAGAGATTACCAAGAGTTACTTGAAAAATACATTCTCAAATTAAATTATAAATCATTCACACAGATTGTAATTCTTGGTAGTGCTTCGTTCACACCATTCATGCAGTTATCGGCATCAGACCGTAGAGCCATCATTGAAGATTTATTAGACATTCAAATCTTTTCTACGATGAATAGTTTGGTCAAAGATAAAATATCAAACAACAAAGACCTCATTTCAGAAAAGAAACATGAGATAGACCTTGCACAACAAAAATATGATATGCAAAAAAAGCATATTGAAGAACTCAAACAAAACAATGAAGATAAGGTAAACGAATATGTTACGGAAATTTCATGTCATAATGATACCGTATCCTCACTATTGGCAAATGTTACACTCCTTGCATCCGAAGTCCAGTCGCTGCAAGAAATTGTATCAACTAAAATTGAAACAGAGGCTAAGGTTAAGAAGATTACAAAAATTGAATCTCAAATTGAAAGCAACTTATTCAAATTTCGGAAAGATATCAGTTTCTTTCAATCGCATGACAATTGTCCAACCTGTAGGCAAACCATTGCCATGGAATTTAAAGAAGAAGAACTTGGCAATCTCAGTACCAAGGTTGTTGAGTGCGAACACGGTCTCACTCAATTAGAACAAAAACTAAACGAAGAACAGGAAAAGTTGAATGACATTAATGAGAAACAAAAACTCATTAACAAGAAGCAGGTTGAGATTGCAACAAATAATACCACAATTAACGAAACAAATAAACTGATTGCTCGTTTAAGTAAATTGGTAGACGAGTTAAAAGAATCTAAAGTAGTATCAGAAAAGGAAGAACAAGAATTAAGTAACATAAATGTATCATTAAAAGAGTTAAAGCAACATTTATGTGACCTTATAGATGAACGAACATATTATGAAGTCGCAAGTAATTTATTAAAAGATACAGGCATCAAAACAAAGATTGTGAAACAGTATTTGCCAATTATTAATAAATTAGTAAATAAGTATTTAGCATCATTAGATTTCTTCGTAAACTTTAACCTAGATGAATCATTTAAAGAAACAATTAAGTCTAGGCATCGTGACGAATTCACTTACAATAACTTTAGTGAAGGCGAGAAACAACGAATTGATATGGCATTGATGTTGACTTGGCGTGCTGTAGCCAAATTAAAGAATTCATCTAATACCAATCTATTAATACTTGATGAAACATTTGATTCTAGCCTTGATTCTAACGGTACAGAAGAACTAATGAAGATACTTCATATGTTAGAAGGTGTAAACTTATTTGTTATCTCCCACAAAGGAGATATTTTGCAAGACAAATTCTTAAATGTAATTCGTTTTGCTAAAGAAAAAAACTTTTCAAGGATAATAAAATGACAAAAGACCAAATTCGTATTACTGATGGCCATGAAAGAACAGTAGATATTTTGCCTACAAATGATGGCCGATATCAAGCTATAATGTTTGAAGCATCTAGTGATTACCATCAAAATGCATGGTTTGCTACATTAGAGGAAGTTAAAAACTTTGCTGAAAAATGGGTGTATAGAAAATGAGTGATATTTTAACCATTGATACTGGTGCTGGTGTAACTTATAAACAAACATTAGACCCTTTACCGTTGTTTGACGAAAATCATCCAATGTTAAAGAAAGCAATACCTGAATATAAACAAGCATTACCAAATCCTATTATGACAAATTTGGTGAAGCGTTTGCATATGACTAGAAAATTATATGGTGGTATTGGTCTTTCTGCCAATCAATGCGGTGTATTTGAAAGAGTGTTTGTAATTGGTACTGACCATTTTGATTTGGCCTGTATTAACCCAAAAGTAGTTGAATCTTCGGCAGATGTATTGAAAAGTGATGAAGGATGCCTCTCTTATCCAGGCCTGTATGTTAAAATAGACAGACCAAATTGGGTTCAGGTTGAGTTTACTGATGAAAATGGACAAACAAAACAAACTCGCCTAGAAGGTCTAAGTGCAAGGTGTTTTCTACATGAACTTGACCATATGAATGGCAAAAAATTTATTGAGTATGTTGGACCTGTGGCGTTGCAAACAGCTAGACGCAAACAAGAAAAACTTTTGAAAAAAATGGTTCGTAATAGAAAGAAATAATGGCATATAGTTTTGATCCTAAAGATGATGTAGAAACACAATGGCAAAAATGGCAAGAACAAACGCCAATTGAGCCGTTGTCTTTTACAGAAGATGAACTGCGTGAGCAGACCATTAAAGAATTAGGTTATGTTTCACAGATGGATGTGAAAGAATATACCTTGTTTCAAAAGTGGTGTGAGGTGCAGGAAAAATATCCTTCTATCGTATCACAAACTCTATGGGGTGAAGAGCGATTATTGGAAGATGAAGGTCAACGCCGTGCCATTCAGGAGATTAAAAACAATTTTTGGATACCAAGTGATCCTGATGCATACTTGGCATTAGAACCAGAACTTGTCTATGCGAATAAACAAGATGATTTACCTGAATTGTGGAATTGTATTCGCACTTTTTCTTCCACAATGAAGAATAACTCCAACATTGGTCGTAATCTAAACTTTATTGTCAAAGATAAACCAACACAAAAATATCTTGGTGTTATTTGTATTTCATCTGACTTTTTAGATTTAACACCAAGAGATAACTTTATTGGTTGGAGTAGA